TTGCAGTTGCTTCTGCTACAGCCAATGCTATTGTTGCGTGGTCTTCTGCTCTCACTACTCAACCGTTCTTCCCTGCCGGTATTGCCGCTTATGGCCAGGCGATTGCCATGACAACACAGATTCTGAGTCAATTGAAAGGTGTGACTATGCACGATAAAGGTGGAAAGATTGCATCCGGCGCTCTGGGTATCGTCGGTGAGTATGGTCCGGAACTCATACAGGGTCCGGCAACTGTTACTAGCAGAAAAGATACTGCTGATTTGCTTTCTAATGCCGGTCAATCCAATGTTCAAGTAAATCTGATTGAGGATGCTTCACGGGCAGGGCAAGTGAACCAAAGGACTGACGATGATACTCAAACTATTATTGATGTTATCGTATCGAATATTAGAAACGGTGGCGCGGTTGCAAATGCAATGTCGGGAACTTATGGACTAGCAAGACAAGGATACTAAAATGAATTTTTACCCTAATACTTTACCTAAATTTTTACAAAGCAGTTACAGTCTTAAACGTTCACCGTCGGTAATTCGTACTACCATGACGAACGGAACTGTAAGACAGCGTTTGTTATCAGTTGATGCACCGCATACACTGTCAGTTAACCTACAGTTCAATAACATCACCGACTATCAGACGTGGTTAAACTTTTATGAAAACAGTATCAATCACGGTTGCGACTGGTTTATTGCGCCTATATTGAATGACAGATTAGAAACTACAGATCCGATAATTGCAAGAAAGGTCCGCATTCAAAACGGACAGATTACAGAGTCTTTGAATTGTCGTAATAGCATAGGCGCGTGTTATAAAATCAGCATGACTTTAGACGTTGATAATGTAGAGTTCGATCAAGCATGGAGCGAATACTATGCCTAGAGTATTGTTCGATATTGATTTTTCAAATCAGAGTTTTAATAACAGCGCAGACGAGTCAGACTGGATATTGTCTCCGGCAAATACTTTAATTGTTCCGGAGACTGCAACTTATACAGCGCGTGATACAAATGTTTATGTACTGAATTGTAATAAGATATACGGTAATTCGGGAACAATCGGTAATTTATGTTTTGTTTCCCGTAAATCACGGGTAATTAAAGAGTACGAATTAGAGGTTGAATTTGTTAACCGCAATCAAGCAAAAGCAATAACCATCAATAGCACTGTTACTTTTAATGAGCGTGAACTGGTTGTAGATGGTACACGTCACACAATAGGAAGTTATTTCTATAGCAATGACTATCACAAATACAAACTCAGACGCGAGGGAACTAACCTTTACTGCTATATAGACAATAATCTTGTTTACACTTACGACGATACGGCCGAAAAATGTTTGTTGCAAGGTAAATTGAATTTTGTAGGATTGATAAGTTCAAGTTATATAAGCAGTTTTGTTGCTCAGTATGTCAAAGCTACAGAATTAACCGTTACACCATACATAACAGCAAGTTCAGACCAAATCACAGCCGGAGACTCCGTTCAATTAACGGTTAACGGTTCCGCTGTTTCCTATTTATGGTCAAACGGTGAAACCACAGCAAGCATTATAGTTGAACCTACAACAACAACCATCTACACATGTGATGTAACAACCGCTGACGATCAAATCACACTCTCAAAAACAATTCGCGTAAGTGCAAGTGTTGTATATGGTACACGGGGCGCGGTTGATGATGATACCCTATTCCTTATGAACTTTGCAGACGGTAAATTGAATGTTTTAAAAGGCACTCTGATTAACGCAAACTGCATTGATGATCCGTATTATACCGAGCATTTAGAAGTTGACGGGGTATCGGTCGTTAACGGTATGCCGTGGAATGACCAAAATAAAACCCTTTATACACGAGTCTCTCCACCATTTTTTGACAATTCCTTTTGGAAAGGCGCAACTCTGCCGTTGGATTTAACGTTTGAATGGACTTTGTACACACCGGAAGCAAACGCTAATGGTTGCTACTGGGAACGGTTCCCGTTGTATTTAGGAATAAGAAATACATCAAATGGTATGCCACAAAAAAACGGAAGTATCAATTATGGTACGGTTAACATAAGCGGTTATCATGCTACTGACGCACCAAAGTCGGACGGTTCGCAGATGATGTGGATATTGAGCAGAAGCAATAGCGATTGTAATGTAATCTATCAAGCAAATGAGAGGTTACCATGGCTTGCTTCAATGATTATCGGTAACGGTTGGAGCGCCCAAGGTTGGCACCATATAGCAATGGAGTTAACGTTCTATGAGTGGGGTAGTAAGATAGGCTCAGATGTTGTTATGTACGTTGACGGTGAGCAGATCAAAACATGGCACCAAGAATGGACAACAAACAATTTTTCAAACCGTTTTTCGTTTAATGAAGAGTGGTTTACTTTTATGACCGAGAGTAGAACATCAAGCGTTCACCATAACTGGTATATGTCCGAAATGTGTATCACTAGGGGCAGAAAATATAACGGTACTTTTGAACTACCTAGCAATTTTTATAAAAATTACATCACACTTGCAAATGATGTTTTACCGGAGAAAAACCCCGAACCGAACTTTACTGAACTTGCCATAGTCAATGCACAGGGCACAGATGCACCCGTAATGGCTATTAAAATTGATTGTGAGAGTTTAAGTAAACCTATTTGTTTTGCTCAAAGCTATCATGATTTTGTGGCTAGGGATGATCAAGGCGAACTGCAAGAATTTCAGAGTTCTGGTATTCAAATCAATCTGCCGGAGCGCACTAATCAATCGGGAAGCGCACTGTCTTTTGGAGTAGGTTCTATAAGCGGTGAAGTAATGGAATTGTGCAATACTGTTATGAGCGGTGCTGTTCCATGCTATTTAACATTGTTAGAGTATCTACCGTTCGATACATCAAGAGAGTATGACGGTGATACCGCAGTTTCACCTATCTATACGTTAAAGCTGTTTGTTACGAGTTGCCAAATTACAACCAAAGGTGCAACAATCACGGCGGGATGGCACGACACTTTAAATGCGAAGTTTCCATATAAAAGGTATACAGCTAAACAGTTCAAGGGGTTAAGGTATGTCTGTTAATATCGAAAAATATTTGCGTAACATTCATACCCCTAACGGAAGAATTTATCCGCATTTAGATTGCTGGGGTATGGTTTGTTATGTTTATAAAAACGAATTAAACATCGAACTAGATTTATGTACTGACTGCAAGCGTGACACCATGACGGTCGGGTACGAGAAAATAAAGGGGTTGTTTAGTGAGGTTAAAACACCGCGAGATTTCGACGTAATTTGCTATTTTAAGCACAATGTTTTAGTTCATGTAGGGTTATACATTTACGGTCATATATTGCATACTGATAGCAAAAAAGGAAGCTGTTTTGAGTCATTTAAAATGAATCCTTGCATGAGAATTTATAGACACGAAAAAATGAGGTTGTTTTATGAAAGTTAAAATCTGTAATTGCATTGATAACAATCCGATCAGAGAGTTTGATTTAGATCAGTCAAATTTAACAATTTTAGAACTGTTACAACACTCATTACAGAGATTGAATTTACAGAATCTAAAAGATAACGTCACTGTCTTTTCAGACGGGCAGGAAGTACCGTGTGATATATGGGCGGTATTTAAACTGAGCAAAACAAGATGTTTAAAGTTCGTAATCAAACCACAGGGTACATTTTTCAGTATCGCAATGATTATCATCGCGTTAGCCGTTGCAGTCTATACGATGGTTATGCTGAAAAAGCTGAAAACAAACGACAAGTCGCAAGAAAGCGGTTCAAGTATTTATGATCCAAACGCGCAAGGCAATAAAGCAAAATTGGAAGATCCGATACCGGAGCAGTTTGGGTTGGTTAAAGCATTTCCCGATTACATTTCAGACAAACATTATTTTTACAAGGATAATGTAAGATATTTGTCTATGTTACTCTGTCAAGGGGTCGGTTATTATGACTGGTCATTGAATACGATGTACATCGGAAGTACCCCGATTTCGTCGTATGTTGGAAGTGATATTGATGTATTGGTAGCAGATCCAAACACTGATATTTCGTCACATGACGCTCATAGATGTTGGTTTAATTCAACGGAAGTAACATCAAGTGGAAAGGAAGTTCCGGCAACAGACAGCAACAGCAGAAAGAGAGGGGAATTAATATCTGAAACTTTTACCCTTAACGGCTTAGATTTGAGCATGACTAACAGCCATGATTTAGTATCGGGAGATATTATCAGACTGTATAATTTGAACGGGCAGGACAGAGCAATAAACGTATCTGCCGTTGAAACTATACAAAACTCAATCCGTTGCTATGTATCTGATTATCCGCAGAATTTAGAAAAGGCTATTGGGTGGAATTGTGAACTATTAATCAGTCAGACTGATGGAACAACCACAGTATCAAACACTTATAATGTAAGTTTTCAGAATTACGGAACATCAACAGATAAAGGTAAATTTATTGATGTTTCCTTAACTGCTATCACGCTTATTGATGGTTACACTGTTACTGCCGTTCTTACATTCAAAAACTTTGTATTTAACGATGCAGATTTAAACAGCACTCACGTTTTAGATAACGGTTATTATGAAATTCAAGCCGTTAATTCAAACACACTCACAGTTTTAGCAGTTGATAAAAACGGGAT